TCAGCGGGCCTCTATAAGCATACTGATCGACAAACCTTACTTTGTCCGGCTTCAATTCGATAGCGGACAAAAGGTCATTCAAATTGATTCCGCCCATTGCTCCGTGCTGTTCCGTGTGCAAATACAACACCGCATCATCGTGGAGATCGGAGAACATGCGGAACGCAATAAGGTTTTCCGCAAAAGCCTTACGCGACGGATACACACCTTTATTGGCGGCAGCGAACATGACAACAAACTTGTCATCACTAAACCCCATCAAATCATGGCCCGTAAGTTTCTGACCCTTATCGCCAATAAGGAAAGGGGTCGGCTTGAAAACTTTAGTGTCAATACCGTGAGGAATGTAAATAGATTCCAAACCGATTTTTTGTAATTGGTCCTGCCCAAACTTAGACATCGCCAGCGGGGTGACATTAGGTTTGGCAAGCCATCGAGCGACCTCGGCAGGGCACGGCGCATGATCAACAGGCACCCATGACGCGACAGGCCAGTTATCCCATTGTGCTCCCTTAAAAACCCACACATCATAAAGGGTGATGAGAAGTGGGTTGTCTGACTGGGAGCGTTGAAAATGTTCTTGCATTTGGGCTGGTACCACGTCGTTAGAATATTGTTCGGTGCCGCGTGGCCACACGCGCATTCCGTTCCATTCCGACGGTGCACCCTCTAAACCGTAGTTAGCAAAAATGCCGACGTCATGGCCAGCAGCTGACAATCGAGAAGTTACTTGTGCAGTTTGTACACCGTAACCGGTCGCAGCCCAAGGCGCGTTGGATACCCATCCGATGGCTAGAGGATCCGCCACAGTTTTTGTGTGAGTCGCTGGTGCTGTGTTGCGGCGATTCTTTCGAGAAGTTTTGTTTCCTTGAGTCACTTTATTTTCCCTTGCGCAGTAGGGGTGTGTGCGGTGTTGCGGGTCTCGGCGAACCTGCGCGTGCACCGAGACCCGCAACGATTAATTTATTCCGCTAACTAGGAAGCGGCACCACGGAAGAACTTAACATGCGACGACTGCAAAAGATTACCGTCGAGACGGACCAAGCAGCGGAGCGTGATCAGATCATTTTGAAAAGCGAAATCATCCGAACGTGCAACCTGAATACCGCCGACAGTTCGCGTCATGTACGACGGGAAGTGACCGGCGATAACAGACTTAGCAGAGGTGCCAGTTGACGCCATCTGTGGGTTCTCAATCAGCGGATACCCGATGAGGCGATCAGGGGTGGTCGCGTCAAGAGTAGGCGTGAACAGGTACTCGCCCGAGGTGCTGGCCTTCAGCTTGCGAACGGCACCGATCGAGGCACCGTTCATCATGATTCCGAAACCGGGCAAACGACGCGCGGCGCCGTCAACACTGTAAACGAGATCGATGAGGTTGTCGCCAGTGAACGCACCCGTGACAGCGGTACTGCCGGTGACACCGGAGCCAGCCGCCGAAACGATACCGGTTGGCTGAACAACACCCGTGCCGGTGGTGAGAACGCTGTTGACCGCGTAGCCGATTGCATTACCGGCCTGCTGTGCAATAAATCCGAGAATGTCGACGGACGAATCCTGAGCCATCTCGGAAGAAATCTGCGTCAAGAAAGCATACTTGTAAGCAGACAATGTGACCTTGCCGAAGCCGGGATCACTTTCATCAATCGAGCCAGCTTCACCCTCGAAGAGTGCAGTGGACCACGTCGACAGTGTCGGGATTACGTAGTTCTCACCCGAGGTCGTGTTCATGACCGTGACAACGTTCGGATCAAGCATTGGCCCAACTAGGCGTGCCTGATCGAAAACGGTGTTAGCAAACGTCTGCGGAACGGGGGCGTTCGTTGACGATGTGAGAACGTCGCGGCGTTCGAACGTGGTGCCACGAATTTCGCCACGGAGAAGCGAACGGAGTACGTCAGCATCCGAGGCTGCGGGTGCGGCAACAGTTGCGGACGGACGAACGGCAGTCTCCCGGCCTTCCATTGCCTTAGCAATGTCGGACTCGCGAAGTTCAGCAGCCTGAACATCCTTAATAAACTGTGCACGCTGATCGAGATCAGAGTTAATCCGATCGTACTTTTCGCGCTCCTCGCCGGTTAGGTCCCGGTTCTCGGCAGCCGCGGTGTCGAGCATTGCACGGGCCTCGGCCCAGGCATGCTGGCGTGCATCAATCTGCTTTGAAATAAAGTCAGACATGTGTTACCTCCAAAAGAAATGTTTGTGTGAGTGCGCAGGATTTATGCGTTTGCCGCGGCTCCGCAACAAACAAATTCTAGTGCGGCTCCGCACCAGAAAAATTAGAGTGACTTATATGTCAAATCAATCATGTCTTTCAACACGGCGAGTTTCACTTTGACATCAAAGTCGGTGACCAATTCTTGCACAGGTTCCGCGTCGGGTGACAACGTGTCGACAACACTGGCCAACAATGTTGCCTGATCACGGGTGAGAGTATCGCCAGACTCAAGCGCGTCAAGAGCTGACGACAGCACGGAGGCGTCGGCTCCGATGCGGTCCGCGAGCACATCGAGGCTTCGAACGGATGCGGAAGTTTTTGCGTACGCGGGGAATGCGACCACACTAACCTCGTGCAATCGGACCTCGACAAGTTCACGGGTCATGCCGTCGGCTGACCATATGTCGCCATTGCGCGGGACACTAAATCCGAAACTCATTGAGTCGACTACGCGGGCACGCAAAAGTTCGGACACGTCACGGCCTAGGCTCGTTTGGGGCAAATCGGCTTCCACCATGAGGCCTCGAGTGTCTTCATAAAGTCTCATCGTTTTTGATCGGGTCGAGGCGAGTGGCTGGGATGTGTCGTGGCTCCACAGCATCATCACATTGTTTCGGGACTTTAAGGATTTGGCGAATGCGCCAGCCCTAATCGTTTCAAGAAATGGCAAAGGTTCTGACGGTGAGTCGAATACGGCAGCGTAACCGGCGAAACTCATACCATCGCCGCTCTCGCGAATATCAAAATCATTGATAGTAACGCGGCGGGTTTCTATTTTGTTTGTCATGTGTCTACCGTTCTCCTCGACATTCATTACCTGAGTTTCTGCCCAATCCATGGCGCGGCGGGATTCTTGCGCTGGCCATCCGCCCCATAGGGCGTGAGCCACCATTCCCGCCGTAGGGGGGTCAGTGTTGCGGTCGGTGCCGGTTAAGTCGCTCATGTGTCGCGCGAACCATGGGCCCATTCGTGCGGCCTTGTCTTCACTAATAATGCCGCGTGACATTTGCCGCGCTTCACTAATTGTTTTATCCGTGACACCGTCACCGGCGAATCCCTCATTAAGCCAGTCGAGTCCGCGGCGCGCGTTGTCCTGCAAAAATTGTGGCACGTCAATGGCACGCGCTTCCGGCATCACATAAGTTTCTTCACCGTCGCCACTGTTCTCGTCCGGCTGCCATGCGTTGCAATAGTAGGCGCCGTCGACGTAATCATCCCAACGTTCACACCATGCTTTGTCGCCTTGCACATTTGACTCGTCATAGAAATAACAGTTGCCGCACGCGCGGCCTTCGGGGACGTCGGGAGATAGGGCGGGCCTGTAGTTCTCGGGTAGGGCACGGAGTGCGTCCGCACGCTGGCCCCCGGGCTCGACACCCTCAGCGAGACTGGCGGCAACCATGTGATCGATCGCGTCCTGCTTATTTGTGTGGCATCCGACAATGTCGCCGTTTTCTTTAAGCAAGGCCCAACCCGAACAACCGACAACACCCGTGTCAATAAAATATGGCATCGGCTACACCGGGTAAGCGGCTTGAGGATCAGCCGGATCGATAACGGAGATCGGTTGCAGCTGTGCGGACGGCAAACCGGTGTGGCCAATGTCCGGCAAACCGAGCGCGGTCAAAACTTCCGCCGGATTAAAACCGGTCAACACGAGACGTTGAGCCATTAGAGTGCGGCGATCCAACTCGACTAGGTCCGCCGCCGTCAGACTCACGTTAGCCAACGGCACCCGGACAACGTCGCCGCCGTCAACAGACACCATGTCTTCCAAACGGCGCACATCATTCACCGACATAAACCCGGATTGTAGCCCGGTCGAATATGCGGAGAACCTTGTTTGAGTATCGCCACGGAGCAAACTATCAAGATTGAATTTAATGAACGCTGTCGACGGTAATAGTTTCCCGTACGCGGCCTCGAGCCTGTTCACGATCGGGACAACCGAGAACCGTACCCATTGAATAGCGTTCTGTTCGACGGAGGCGTAGGACATGGCGCCGGGTGTGGTGACCCCGATCATGTGGGGCGGTACACGAAACGCGCGGCACACGTCCTCAACAGCGAACGCGCGTGCCGCCAAAAGTTGAGACTGTTCCGGGTCAATACCTATTTTGTTTATTTTGGCGCCGCCGCCGAGAACACCCGGACGGTGAGCCTTACGGATACCGCGGTGGTGTTCTTCCCAACCGTCGACAAGTTCCCGGGCCTGCTCACGGGTCAAGTTACCCGGCGACTCGATAACAACATCGGTGATCGATCCCGAACCGAAAAAGCGTGAACTAAATTCCTCGAGGGCTTTCGCAAGCCCGAGAGATTCTTTCAAAGAGTCGACGCGGGACACGCCACGTAAATGCCCTGGCTTACGCATTTCAGTAATGTGAAGAATATCCGTCGACGATAGAACCATTCTGTGGTCATACACGTACTCAATTTGTCGCAGCTCGTTACGGCGAATTTGTACACGTGACGGATCGAGAGGGGTGAGCGCGACCACGTCACCGTTACCGCCGCGCGAGATCAGGACGAAAGCGTTTCCGTCGAGCATTAGAGAAACGAGAACCTGAACTAAATGGTCCTGACGTGACACGTCAATGTCAGGTTGATCAAGCCACAACGGTCGAGGGTTATAAGTGAGCCGCTCATTGTTGTCAGTGTAGAAAGCGCCCATCGGTAACGTCGACACGGTATCTACATAGATACGCACGCACGCATAAACGGCAGAAAGTTTGAGCGCCTCATCCTGAGACATGGGCGTGCCAGCAAGGGTCGTGCCGGAAGAAAAGTCGAGACCCGCACCCCAAACACTTTGATACGACAGGGCACGCGATTCGCCACCGGCACCAAACAATTTGCCTAGCATTATTCACGCTCCAATGCCACACCAAAAAGGACACAACACAAACCGAAAATGACACACCCCAGCCAAGGCGTCACTAAGAAACCGCCAACGCTAAGCGAACACGCGCCGAGAATTTGCAAACCTAAAGACAACTGACGGCGCATAAGAACCTTCCTATAAGCATACGATGATGCAATTTATACGGCAAAAAAACTGGCAACCTTTTCCGCCATCGGTTCCTCACGTCGAAACGTAGCCCGATCGAAAGCAATAACGGCAGAAACGGCGGAGTCAATTTTTCTTGGACTGCCCCTGTGTTCTTTCACAATACGCGGCCCAAGCCTGTCGACTTTAGTAGCACAGTTATCGAGGTGCCGTGTCAGCACCGGGTTACCGTCATGCGCAATTTGTTTCGACATCACCGCATCATAAAACTTTGCACACGCCGACACCATGCGTGCCGGTGACGTCGACGGATATTCGACAATGGGAACACCGTCCGCCGCCAGCGCATCCATAGAACGTTGCCAGCGGAACGGATCGAACGCAACCTCGAGCACGTTGTATTCACCGCACGTGCGCATAATTTTTTCTTCAACCTCGCTAATGTCGACGCGCCAATCATCACGATCCGTGGGCACTTTCTCCCACACGTCAATAATCCACACTCGAGGACAATCCTCGACAGTGGCCGCGACAATGGCAGTGCAGTCGCCAGAAAAAGAACCGTCAACACCGAGAACGATAGAAACGTTTTCTTCCGGGGCTGGCACTACACAAGTTTTGAGTGCAGCCCATGCCCCGTTAGGAAGCCAGGACTGTTGAGACGAGACAAAATTGTTTAGGCGTTTAGTTCGCCATTCATTTTCTGGAGTCCGTTTAACAGCTGCTTCGAAATCTTCGGGGTCCTGTAAATCACCGTAGGCAGGGTTCGCAGTTTTCCACACGTTCGGGTCGCGGTGGTCGGCTGCCGAATCGGCCTGCCACCATGCGGCAAAAAATGATGGGTCATCAATTTCGCCACTGGCCACACTTTTCGCATATTGGTAAAGGGTGTACGCGACGGAGTCTTGCCCTGTCTGATCGGTCCTGACACCGGCAGTGGTGATTGCGAGTGTGAGCGCGTCATAGCGTGCCGCTTGAGCTAGGGCCATAACGTCCCATAGTTCACGGTTCGGCGCCGCATGCAGCTCATCGTAGATTACGAGTGTTGGGCTTAGTCCCTCTTTTGTGAATGCTTCGGAGGAGAGGCAGCGGTAAACGGAACCTCGACTCGGGACCTCGAGCGCATCCCGGTACGGTTTCACGACGGCAGAAAGTTCCGGAGACAATTCGACCATTGCCTTGGCGGAACCGAAAACGATCCGCGCCTGATCACGGTCCGCTGCACAGGAATAAACTTCCGCGCCTCGAGGGCCGAGAAGTAAACCGTGCAATGCGATACCGGAACCGAGAGCGGACTTCCCTGACTTTCGCGGCAATCCGATGAGAGCCGTTTTGTGTTTGAGTCTTCCGTCGGCACGCCTAGCAAACAAACTATTTAATAGTTGTTTCTGCCATGGCCGTAGCGCGAGAGGTTCGCCAGCGCGACCGCCGACAGAATCCTTCACTTGCATACACAGGGCCTCGATAAACGTTGCCACGTCGGGGCCTTCAGAACGTTTCAATTCTTGGGCGTTTACGGGGGTGACAATGGCCGGTGGCCATCCTTTAATTTTTGGTGCCATCGCAGTTGGCTCCCGACTTTCGAAACTATTTGTTGTCGCGTTTAGTTTGCATTTTCTCCAAAACGGATTGTGCCTTAACTTCCGCGAGACCGAGACGTGAACGCGCCGCCGGATCGAAACCCAACATCGAAAGCCATTCACTAATTTCTTTATTGATGTCACGTAATTGTTTACGCGACTCACTCGAGGCTTCAGCGTGAGCAAGTAGGCGGGCCCGTTCCTCGAGCGACTCCCTCAACATCGATAGGCGAATCGAATCCGTGATCGCAAGCCACGACGCGCCAGCATCCATGATGTGCCGAAACACGTCGGCAGCTTCCAACTCATATGGTGAAAGGTCGACAGGGGAAACGGCGGCTAACCCAGTGCGAGAACCGTGGCGTACTGGCTGAAATGTCCCCGTACGTCGGTGCTGTTCGACGGGTTTGGGAGGGCGACCGACTGGCAAAGCGACTCCAATGATTCGACAACGTGAGGAAGATTAGTGAGCATAGTTGAGTAACCGCGAACACGCTTCCCCGTCACTGTCATGTATCTGCCAGTGCCGTAAATTTCGACGCCACCATCCGCATACTCCCATCGGCGACCGAGAGTGACGGAACCGAAACCCCAAACGTGGAGACCCTTACCGGACGGAGAAACTTCGACATAGGTGTCGGGCATTAGCAAAAGAATTTTTTTTGCCCAAGGCTTAATTCGTCCCGCGTCATTGATCGCGTTGTCGAGGTCGACACAAATTACGCCATCGCCGTTGAGTGCGAACCCGAGACCGACGCCAGCGCGGGACGCGGCAGCGTCATCGAACGTTGACCACGTGAGCGGGTTAGTGCTCGAGGCGGTGCCGTTGCCGTCGGAACGTAGCGGAACCTTATTTGTGGAGTGGCGTAGCCAGCGGTCACGGTCGCGTAGCTCGTGGGGGATGCGGTCGCGGTCGCGGGAGGCGTAAACGCGGCACACGTCGGAGCAATATAGGGCGTCGGACCTCGAGGGATCAAACGACTTGTGGCAACGGCGGCAGCGCATAAGCCAAGTGTAGCACGAAACTGTTACGGGTCGGCATCGGGTCGGAACAAAATCAGCCACGGTGAACGCCTCAAAAACACGAGGCCAGGACTCGACACCCCCAAGGAAACGATCGCAGCTTGACAACCCCGCTGTGGCCCGCATAATGCGAATGTGACGACACCCCGCCGCCATTTCGCACGAGAATATGCAAGGC